ATGAACAACTCACAATTACCAGCAGCACCATTACATAACGATGAGTTAGTAAGAGCATTCATGGACGTTGAGAAAGTTGCGCCTAATGGGTTAACTAAGCGTGAGCACTTTGCAGGTTTAGCAATGCAAGGTATTTTAGCTCACAGCTTTGGTCGTGGTGACGCTGACGAGTTAGCAATACAGTCTATCAAATGCGCTGACGCACTATTAAAGGAGTTAGCTAAATGAACCCATTACTAAGCAATCTACCCAGCATACTAGGCTTTATAGCGTTAACCCTATCCGTGTTTACATTAATACGTGAGGTTATCTGCTGGTACTTTAAGATTAATGAGCGTGTTGCTCAGAATAATGAAATCATTAAGCAGTTAAAGCGTAGTAATGACTATTTGAGCCAGCGGAGATAGATAGGTTATGAGTAGTGAATTAATAGAGTCACTAAAAGGTTACTGTGTAATCATTGGTGTGTGGGCTGTTGTTTATTTAGCGATGGAGCTTATGAAGCTGCACGCATTTATAATTGAATAATCAGGAGATAGATTATGAGTATACCGGTTGAGCACTTTTACTTTAAAACCCTAATAACTTGGGACTCTAATCTACTAGTGCGCATTCAATCACTGTTAGATATCGCAGGTTATTTTGTTGAGCTTCACGATATACACCCTGTATGTAATGAGGCAGGGGATTGCTACCTTGCAATTGTTCATTACTATGTAAAGCTACGTTAACCATAAACATTAGGAGGTAGATTATGCTTTACTTTGTTTGCTTTATTGTATGGGTAATTATAGTCACGGTTACCATTAAGGTTGTTCAGATGAACCGCACTATAGGTTTTATTGATGCTGCCAAGTCTTACGCAATAGAAAATATATTGTTTTATGTAATCTTTACCGCTTGGCTTGTGGTTACCAGTTAACCATAAATATTTAACACTAAACAAATTTATAGGTATGCACCACCTTTGACGGTGCGGAGAATTACAAATGAAAACATTAATATTAGCAGTTTTAGCCTTATCATTATCAGCATGTAGCACAGTGTCTTTTGTTACACCTGGCGTTACACCACAAGCATTTAATAAGGGAGTAAAGACTTGTGATGGAAAGGGTGGAGTTAAAATGGTTACTCAGACAATTGGCGTTGATTACGACGTATTTTGCATGAACGGTGATAAGCACCAGCTTTAATCAGCCATAAATATTTAAGGCCCCGCGTTTAGATTTAACTAAATGAGGACATGCACCCATGATGAAGCTATCAGCTAAATCATGGGACTTCTCAATTCTCTTCTTAACATCTTTTTTAGATTCAACCATATCTAATCCACGTTTAGAATAATCCGCTCTTGGTGCGCATAACTCGCTCTTTAATTCTTCAAGCCCCTTAATGTCACCACTAATACTAATCAATTCGCTCGGTTCATACGTCATACCCTTAGTTACAGCGTTAAAAGTATTACGCATTCTATCAGCAACATCACGCCAAGCTTGAGCCTTTAAATTCTCAAACTTAGCCTTATTGGTTATCTTGGGGGAGTATTCGCGAGTAGGGTTGAATACTTCAGCAGCAGCATTGAACTTAGAATAGTTTTTATGGCCCTTACCTTTTAGTATTGAGCCAACGCCAGCACCAACACCGATAGAGTCATATGATAATAATCCGCCATCAGCTAAGTCATATGCTCGTTGTGATGAGCGCTCTAATTCATCCTCACCCGCTTTCCATGCGTCCATAGTAATTGCTACAGCGCCATTAAATACTGTTACACAGTTTCTATCTGCCCCACTATCGGCAACATCGTAACCAGCACAAGTAGCGCCGAATAAATCTAACTCTAAATTAATGTGAGCATCGATACATGCGTTAACCCATGAGCGCTTGATAATCGATTGATCGTCATCTGCGTAAGGAATACCATTGTATACATGGTTGGCTAATTCCCAGTCTTCATCAAACTCCTCTGCAATATCACGTAAAGCTGACTCACCTAGAAAGCCGTTTTCATCATAGTTAATCTGACGAACCAATGCCCCTTTAGGTGGTGACTCCACTAATCGCTGCCAAGAGTAATCACTAATTAGCTGACCGTTCAGCGTAAACCACATTTCAGCGCCCTCATTACGCATAATGGTAGGGCGAATAGTGGTAAACATTTTCTTGGTTAGGTTTTGGCTTTCTTCATTCCACCATACAGTAGCACCCTCGAATGATTTAATCTCATCGATGTTACGTGCGATACCGTAGAACTTAAACACCGAGCCGTTAGTTTTATGCTCGATAGTATTAGCTGATATCTTAAAGTTATCGCTCAAGCCGAAGTATGCAATCTTATCTTTGAGTAGAGTATAGACAGAATCTTCAATCTTATTCTGATACATACGAGTACATAAGAATATTTCTTTGTGATGATTAGCTCGAGCTATTGCCATACCAGCTGCATCATGTGACTTGGATGACATACGTCCGCCGTGGAGTGTTCGCATAGTTACCGGTGTACCATCAGGTAATTTGCGAGTCATCCAGAAGTCTTTTAGGTTTGGATTGAGTGAAGGGTTACCCATAGAAATCATCGATAGTACTTCTTACTTCGACAGTTGATACTATTTCAGTAGGAGCGTTATCACCTTGCATAAGGTTATGCTCTTTAATTGCAGATATCGCAGCAGAGGCATTTAGAGCGCCTTTCTCTTCATCATCTAATGAACACCTTTCGATTAGCTTTTCTAGCTTCTTAAGTTTATCTGCTTTGGTCCATACGTATGATTCATCTGATTTCTTTTGGTGCTCTTTTATAGCTCTTGCAATGTCAGGTTTGGTCAGGTTTTCACTACCTACAGACTTAGCTGTCTTTTCGCTGTACCCTGCATCTATAGCGGCTTGTGTGGCGTTTCCGTTATTAAGCAAGTAAGCCTTAACGAATGCATCTTGTTTTGGTGTTAATTTATTTACTGCCATCATTAGCCCTGCCTTTGACGTTCAACCCCGCAAGGGTTGTTTATATGTGTACTGAGGGATGTTAACTAAGTTGTTGATTTAGTTATGTTACTACTTATCGTTTTTGCCCGTTAATTCTTTCTTTATATCCAGTACGTGTTTAACTATTAATACAGTTACCAATACAATACCTAGTATCGACGTAACAAACTTAGCTATCGGTTCATAGTTGGCGAACCATACGTTAAAATTTGCCATTCCTGTAACTACTACAGTCGCAGTCTTCGGGTGTGAAACAACCACATCGGCTGCCTGTCTTACTTTTTCGCCAATCATCTATTCTAGCCTTTCGTTTGAGGGTTCTTATACATGATAACATACGCCCCACGGCTATCAAAATTAACAGCACGAACCAAAGGATGTTTAGCGCCAAGTCCATTAAGTCCATTTGGTATCGCCCTTATTGTTAAGAGTAGAAATTGAGTGACCGATATTAGCGCGTAAGTCACATCGTAATACATCTTAACTTCGTTTATATGCAAGATAAGCCCGACTATATTTACCGGTATAAGCATGTAGCCAAGCCAAGAAACAAGTCTGTACTTATTATTAAGAGTGAATGCTATTGCTGTCTCTATTGTTGCGGCAGCTATAAAATAAAACTTATACTCTAAGCCTGGTGTACTAACGAGGTATACAGTCCAGCCAGTTAAAAACGTAATGGCCGCAAATTTAGTTCCTCGGAAAAATAAAAGGCAGGTAAACCCTGCCAATAAGATGTACTGATAAAGATACATACTAGATACTAATCTTTATCTGGATCGTTACCGCCGGGCATACTACAGAACTTACTAATCATTTTAACACCTCTTTAACATAATTGACATTGCACGGACATTTCAAGAATTTGTAATGTCAGCGTAATTATATCATCTTTTTGTAAATTTTATACCGAACGATGTAAGAATTGCCACACCTAGCCAGTATTGATAAAACTCTGGCATTTCTTCAAGTACAGAAAACCCTTCCTTGATAAATCCCACATAATCAGGAAAGAAACAAAGCACCAACGGTATCGCTAAAACTATCGTCCAGAATTCATCCTTCCAACTAAAGCGTCCATTCTCAGCCTGTATACTTTCCCATTCAGCTAAAGAGTCATCAGAGTTTTTAAGCCTATCTATTTGCTTTAGCTTTATGTTAGTTTTATTTTCATTTCGCTTAGTAAATAGATTAACTACCGGTGCCGCAATACCTGATATTAAGCTTGTAAACCAATTCATAACTTACCCCTTACTGGACATACCAGCCATTTCTTTATAGTTTAAATACTCACCCATATGAAAGTCAGCAGCCTTTTGCTTACCAGCCTCTTGAGCTACTGCCCATTGCTTATGATGGAAATTCATCTTTTCTTCATACCAAGTTTTCATAATTCAACATCCATAATGTGATTGCTAGCAAGTGCAGACTTAAACTTCTCGAAAGTACTCGCCCCTAATGGGGTGTTGTAAATGCGCTTATAGTAATTATACACTGCCCCGATGTCGTTATGGTCTGGTAGTGGCATTGGGTCCATTGAGTATTTTAAGCGAGCCGTTGCACAAGCGTACATAGGTGATGTGATTAATGATAACGGACTATCTTCGAGTTCGTAATCGGTCCTTAATGCTGATATTTCATATCCAAAATCATCCTCTCTCACCGCGTCACAATTATTAAATATATCATGGAATGTTTCTGGCTCCATTTGCCAAATACCCAGAGCAGGGCCGCCAACTTGTTTAATGTAATATCCGCAATTACTTTCTATAGCTGCTGTACATAACGATAAAAAGTTAGCGTTCTTGCTCTCGTAGTTACTACCCATATACAAATGAGTAGGTTTAATTATGTGATCGTAAAGCTGTTGTGCGTTCATAGCTCTTTTCCTTATTATTAAATGCTCTAGGTTTGGCATCCTAATTATTGGTAGGATGCCGTTTATAGTTGTTAGTGGCATTGTTAATCTAAAAATTCTATGGTTGGCTTTTCATCCCCTGCTACCATATCGAATTCATCTATATTTTCGCCGTCACGGGTATAATACTCACCCTCATTATAATTATAAAAACCAGTAGTAAACTCATTAACACCCCCGCGGTCAAATGCTATTAATATTTGACGGTCATCACCTGGCTTGTGGTCTGGTTTATTCATGTACATACTCTTACTCTCCTATCTGTTTAAATTATGGCGATAGTGTTAGCTATCGCCCTTGCTGGTTACTTTCTTTGTTCGCGAAATAACTCAGAGGCATCCCCATTACCATCAATCACTCTTAATTTTTTGACGAATATTTCTTGATAGTCCTTTGCCACTTCAATAATGGTCTCGTTACCACCTACCTGTGTACACATAACGCTTTCCGGAGTAATTTTTACCCAGCTAATTGATTTTCCATCAATAAACAAACCCTTATCATATTCAATCAAAAACATCTTATCTCTCACTTAATTTAATTGTTATATAAGCCACTGCTAAATTATTACAGCGCTCACATATGTATTTGTTATTACCTAAAGCGTAAAACGCAGCACCGATAAACAACGGAGTTCTGCAAAATTTACATCGTCTATCAGTGTGTGTTTTAGCTATGTTCATTGTTATATTTCCTGTATTTCTTTACTGACTTTTATCATGTGAGTAACTACATGTTCATTTTCAGCAAGCCATACCATTAACCTATCGAATTTAACATCCCCTTCAGGGCAGTCACCCCACAGTTTGATTGATTCATATTCGCCGTTTAGGTAATCAGAATCTTGAACGAGCTTTTTCATCTTTACCATTTTACTATCCATACATTACCCCTTAAGCGTCCTTGCTTGTTATTGTTTAGTTACTAATTAAAATGGTGGCTTGTTATCGTTAGCGTACCCACCTTGTGGAGCGAAGCCGCCTTGAGCCGGTGCTTGCTGTTGCTGACCTTGATTAGCGAAACCGCCCTGTGCTGGCGCTTGTTGCTGTTGATGAGGTACGAAGCCGCCTTGAGCTTGTTGCTGTGGTGCTTGTTGTTGTGGCGCTGCACCTTGTGGTGAATTAACAAAGCCCAACTTGGCATCTTGGATTAATAGTTTAGGGTATTGAGTATTACTCACATCTAAAATCAAACCAGTACCACTAACCGTAATGATTGCACCCTCAACTAATGCGCTACGATAAAACTCAATCTGAGCATCTTTAGCAAACAAAGCTGCATCGTAGTTAGTGTAAACATTTGTTTTTAGTTTAAAGTCATAGTTCTTTTCGCCTAACCCGACAAAGAATGTTACGCCGTTTTGT